AATATCCCACTGACTTTTAACAGTTGAATTTGAATTATGTGTTGTAAGTCTTAATGAAGCATCACCTACTGAATCATAGTTAAAGTCTGATCCACTTGGTGTAGCACCATTAGTTTGACCACTCTTAGCATTAATTGTTACACGTGATCCTGTTCTACCAGCTGGATTCTCCCAGTTAGCTTCTAAGAATGTGTGATAATCATGCAAGTTGTCTGCGTATCTGTTATCAACATAACTTGATGCATCACCTGATTGAGCATAATCTCTTACTGGTCTTAAACTTATTGAGCCTGCTTGGTTAGACGCTAATACTGTTGATCCGCTTTTACTTGCCAAGAACGTTTGTGGTATTGATCCACCTGATGGATCACCTTGAGCGTCTCCAACATATGGTCCGTTTCTGTATGACGTTGCTGATGTGCTTTGGAAATACATATCAACGTTGGCCATTGTGCTAAGATCACCTACACCACCCACCATTGAGGTAATACTTGCTGGAGGATTAAACTGGTCGGTGCCTGAAGTAGAAACAGTGCCACTTGACAGTGCGTTCCATGTGATACGTCCTGGAATATCTCCTGCACTTGCAACTGCTGTTGTTGTCTTTGTGCCGCCCAGTAACTTAAAGTTTAAGTTAGGCGCACCCAAGAACTTCATGTCTACACTAGCATTGCCACCCTGTCCTAAGAATGTGCTCCAGTTAGGGTAAGTTGTTTCACTTGCCAAACTGTTAGTTTTGAAGTTGTTAAACATTAACTTCATTTGAGGTTTAGTTTCTACATCACCAAAGTCTGTAAGACCGTCTTGTTCTACAGTCATACCCAATGTGGTTGTTGAAGGCAATGCGGCATCTGTGCCAATACTTAACAAGTCAGGTGTAACGTTTGCACCAATAAGCATTGCTCTAGTTGTTTTTATAGCACTATCTGGGCCAGTGTTTATATCTGCTACATGACGCATTACTATGTTAGCCATGTCCACAGTACTATCACCGTAACTTACTCTGTCTAGCGTTACGTTAGCAAGTGATTCTTCTAAGTCATAACCATTAAACAAAGTTTGAGCATAATCAAATGTGAGTGCATTTGTTGAAGTATCACCTGTTATAGCAAAACCAATATTTTGTGTGCTACTAAATGCACCTGGGATTAAAATAACTGCACCAGCAACGCCTGCCTTTAGTGGCTCGCTTAGTGTAACTGTATTTCCGCTTATACCAGTAATGTGTCCACTAGGACTCAATAGTGTCGATGTGCTGGCAGTTGTTACATCATATACACGCCAACCTGATAAGTTAGCAAGTCCTGGCCAAGAGACACCGCCAAGTGTTGTGCCTGCAACTGTTAATGCATTTTCTAAACTGCTGTCACCTGCAAGATATCCTGCTGTTGTAAATGCGCCTCCGGCAGTTTCTATGCCTATGTATATGCCCGAAGGAGTTGACAATCCTAAACATGTCATTGAGGTTGCACCTGCACTTCCAAACATTGCTGTTAATACTCTTGGAGCATTTGCAGTTGTTACGTTTGCAGTTCCAAAGTCAGCATCTGCTACACTGTAACCAGTTGTGTCTGCATCAAATATTCTACTTTCTGCACTAGCAACTGTTTTGTCTAACTGTATACCGCTTGTTTGACCTTTAAGTTGTAAAGGTTGAGCACTGTCACTGATAACATGGTCTGTAAGTACGTTGTCTGCACTTACGTTAGCAGTTGTTGTTACATTGCCTGTTAAGTTAGGTAAAGCACCAGTGTATGCTAGTGTTTGAGCATCACCTCTAGCTGTTGTCCAGTATAAATTAGTTGAACCTTCTGCTAAATCATCAGTATCTTTTGTTGCTAGGCTTGTATCTGCTGGAGTGAATGTGAATACACCTGAAGTGTTATCATATGCTAAACTACCATTACCACTTGCAGTTGTTGTGGTCGCACTTAGGTCTGTTAATTCTATCTTAGCACTAAGGTCTGCTGGAGCAAAAGTAAACACACCAGTTCCACTATCATATGCCAAACTACCACTGCCACTAGCACTTGCTGTAGTTGTGCTTACAGACGCTCTACTTCTAGCATCTGTGTAATATAAATTAGTGCCTTCACTTAGGTCACTTGTTGACTTGCCTGTGAACGCTGTATTAAATCTTGCATCTGTATAGTATAAATTAGTGCCTTCTGCTAAATCAGTTGTGCTTGTAGGTATTGCATACTCTGTGCTACCGTCATTGCTGATCTTCCATTTGTCACTGCCTTCATCCCACTTGATGTATGAGTTTGCTTCATCACCTCTGTCAATAAAGATTTGACTGTTTGCACTTGGTGTGCCTACAGCACCGTATTGCATAGTGATATTTCTATCTTCGACAAATAAGTCTACTACTGTTTCTGAATTTATGTTTCCAGTAACATCTAAATTGCCACCAATTGTAGCGTTTCCGTTAACTATTAAACCTGTTGCACCTGTGCCTTTTAGTGTTACACCACTAATGTTTCCGTTGTGCGATGTAATGTTAGTATTTGCTGAAATTTGATACTCGGAATATATGCCAGCGGCTCCGGAATTCGTAGAGCCAACATTTAACGCCGCATCGGCGTTTGCCAACGCTGACACCCGGCCAACATTTATTGTCCCATCATAAACATTTATGTTGCCTCCATATGGTGGACCTGAATTAATAGGTTTGCCCATATGTATGTGACTGGATTGAATGTAAACTTGGCCATTTGCTTTTTCTACATCAATGTTACCATTAACAGTGAGAATTGCACTTGTGGTAATATTTCCTGCTGTGTCAATATCGCCTTGGTATGCACCAATGGCAGTGTTTGCTCTTGCTGTAGTATAATATAAGTTTGTGCCTTCACTTAGGTCACTTGTTGATTTATTACTAAGGTCTAAGTTAGTTCCAGTTTGTAAGTTTACTCTAGCGTCTGCCCTAGCATTTGTAAAGTATAAATTAGTTGAACCTTCTGAAAGGTCGTCTGTGGTCTTGCCACTGAATATTGCGGCTTCATCAACGCTGATTTGACCATTTGCTTCTAAGTTGATTGGTGATACATTTGAAAAATGTCCAATAACTTGTGTGGGTGCGGCGGCTATTCTTGCGTTTGCTTCTGTTTGATCTGGACCAGTGTATGTAAATACACCAGTTGTATTACTGTATGTTAAACTACCATCGCCACCAGTGTCTGTTACACTTAGAGCCGATCTAATCACAGTGTTTGATGCTACAACACTCTCTCCTACAACAATTGTAGAAGGTGTGCTAGTTACTGAAATTACATTACTTTGGGTATTTACATCCACATTACTAAAGGATGTCTGTACGGTTATATTAGACATATACTATCTCCTTAAGTTGTTACGATGCTTGTAAAGCCAGCTGGATTATCAGCTGAAGTTGGGTCTCCTGGTGTTCTATCTGGCGAGTAACGTTCAACAATAGCAAATCTGTGACTGTCAGTTCTTGGTGGAGTACTGGCATCAGTCCAAGTAAATTCTAGTATTGTTAACACCACATTAGTTCTTGCACTTGGAGTAATAAATCCTGTTGTTGGATATCTATTAGCTGGTATTGTAAAAGTAACTTCACCGCTGGCAGCCTGTGCAGTATCTATTTGTCCACTGCTTATTGTTACTTTTGAATTGCCTGCTAGGTCAATATTTGCGAAATAGCCTGTTACTGTTGAAGCGGCATAGTTTGGTGCTCCGTCAGCCACGTTGTAACTTAATGTGTCTACATTAACAATGCTGTAATCAGCACCAAATGTGTATGCAGTTACATTTGTGTTAAAATCATATGTGAATGATTGTGTTTGTTCGGGAAGTAATTCTAAATTAATTACGTTGTCTGCGCCACCCAAAAATTGTTTAGCGTCTAATACTCTGCCTGAGGCCATGTTCGTCTCCTAATGGAACTTCCTAATAGAGTAATCTCTACTAGGCGTTTTATTGTTTCTTATATTTATCCAGATTATGTTTAACTGGGCTGTGTTGGCCAAGTTACGTCTTCTAACGACGTTGAATCTGGATAAGTTGCTGGTATGTCTCTTAATGCTTGTCTATATGTTTGCCATTCTGTTTTTTTACTATCACTAAGTGGCGAATCAATTGTTTGTGTCCAATCTGATTGTGCTATATAATAATCTCGCATTTGTCTAACTGTGTGACTACTTCCTGCCATATTTTTTCTCCTATTATATTGGGTCTCTACTTAAAACTGATATAAACCCAGAATCAAACGTTCTTGTGGATGCATTATGAGCTTGAGTTAAATCCAATACTCCAGTTGCTTTAATTTCAACATTACTTGCTCCAGTGTTAACAGTGTAATTTAATGTTAAATGTTGGTGCATTGGGAGTGTAGTAAAAGCGCCATCATTATGAACAGCACTATATGTAGTACTAGATCCACTAGCATAATTGACTGTGACATCATAATACAATATAGTTCGTTGTTGTCCTGACGTTACAACCGGCCCTTGGTATATATAATCATAATGTGCTTCTGCTATTAAAGTCCATGTTCCTATATCACTCTCTGTTAATGGGAATTTTTTTACTGGCAATGATACATTTGCATTCAGGGTTCCTACGGCTACATTACCCATATAACTGGCTATACTTGCTCCGCCATTTTCTAACTTGAGGGATGAAATTGATGCATTTGCTATAGGGCCACCGCCATATTCGTAATTACCAGTTACGTTAGCGCCTCCGTCAATTGACCCGTCTGTTATAGCCGTTCCAGGCACTGAACCTGTTCTTACAGCACCTCCATCAATAATATCTGAATACTCTTCTGGTTCAAACTCAATATCATCTAATGCTGGTTTTCTAAATGGTATTCTGTCGTTGTAAGTTTCATTGCTCCATTCTATTGCAGTGATATTTAACATCAGTATGTCATCGTCCATTGTTTCACGAACTCGCACCACTCTAAATGTTTTTTCTGAGAAACCGTAATCACTGTTAGTTACTTTGATAATGTCGCCGGGCTCAACTCCCAAGCCAGTATAATCTGATGTGAAGCTGACTACTTTGTCTAATCTATTTTGTTTTAATTCAACGTCTGCTTTTCTTTGTGCTTCACTGGCACTGTCACACAATGGATAACTAAGTTCCATTTTGTGTTTGGTTTCATTTGTGTTTAATTGCTGTTGTGGTGTATACACAATAATGTCTTCTTTGACACTGTTATGATTCTTTTCTATATATTGTGCTCTGGCACTGTTGTAATAAGTTGTGATGTCACTGGTTGTGATTTTAATTTCACCTACTATGTTATCATCACTAAACACTTTAGCACCACTAATGTTTGCATTTGCATTTGGAATAGCCTTCCATCTTCCTTCCGGCAATTCCCAATTTAGCATACAACCACTGTGCCACAATATTTGTTTTTGTATATCTTGAACTGTTTATCTGCTTTAACAAGTCCATTAATGGTCATGTTCTTTTCTTCACCTAACACAATTGTGTCGCCACTGGTGTTCTGTGAACTCATTACTGCATTTCCTACCAATACATTACTGTATAGCAAATTAGCATGACTGGTCATGTTTGCAGTGCCTGGGAATCTAGTTGCTAAATCTACGTTTGCATTTGTAAAAGGCCAACCGTTATTCCAAATAATACCAATGTCATCATTGTCAAAGGCAAAACGTTTTGCTTGAGCAACTGCTGTTGAAGGTTGCACATTGTATTCAGTGCTTAATGAAGCATTACCCATATCAATGTTTGCAAAATCTGGCACAACAATTTTTTCTTTAACTGGAATGTCAAACTGTTTATAACCTGCACCAGTTACACTAACGTTGCTGGCAACTGTGTAAACAAATGGAGAACCTTCTGGTCTAATTTTGTCACCTTCAACAAATAAGTTTGTTATTGTTGCAGTTGGTGTTAAATTTGCATCAATGACAAAATTACGTAAGGTTCCAGGTGTTGAAAATGCTGTAAAGTAGTCATCGCCTGGGAATATTGTGCCGTTCATTACATTTGCAGTAGCTGGCACTCCACTAATATTTGATCCTGCAGGCACTAATCTAGCAATATCTATAAAGCCAGTAAATGTATTTTGTGCTGTGGATGAATTACCACTTATAATGTTTGTGCAATTTGCACCTTGTGTTGCGGCGTTTGCCCAGAATACTTTTACTCTGTTAACGCCTAGACTGATTAAGTCACTGCTTGTTGCTGTGTTAATACTGTTGTTGCCAGCATATCTCAAGTTAGCAGTGTGGACTACATTTTCAACATCACTTTGACCAATAGTTATATTGCTGTAAGTTGCATTGCCTATAGCACCGTTTAAAACTAATGTTGGATATAATGTAGCATTGGCAATATTGGCATCGCTTATGTTGGCATTATCTGCCGCTATACTACTGGTAAACAATCTTGTTTCATCTGCAATACTTTTTAAACTGTCTACACCAGCACCCACAAGAGTGTCAGTACTGATTGTGGTTGTTGGGTATGCCGCCCCGTATCTCTCATTTGTCAAATAGTCATACATCACATCGCCAGGGTTATTAGCAGTGCTGTTTGTGATATCAAACGTCCATGTGCCTAATCCTTGCACTCCGTTTTCGCCATCATATGTTTGCTTGATTAGAGCAAATACTGTTCCTCTGGCTTGCACTTGAGTGTTTGCCCAATTGGTCATAAATGTTCTTGCACCACCGTATGTTGCATCAACACCTGGTTGTATTTTGTCAATTGGTGTGTCTACATCTCCTTGATAGAGATATACTTGAGTATTTTCATTGTATTTTGTAGTAACATTGCCGTCACTGAGTATAGCGTTAGCAACTGATCCATTTGCATTTAAGTTAAGTTTAGCGTCATTAAAGTATACTTCATTTAACACATAATCAGCATTACCATTAATGCCAGTGCCTGTTCTTTCTGTCAACATCAATGCTGTGGTTAATGTTGTGCCACCACCTGTTAACTCTGAATCAAACACTGCACCTCTAACTTGACATTGTCCATACAGTATAGGAATACCTGCTTGAGGATCTGTGCTTAATTGGTAAGTGCCATCACCAGTTGGCATTGAGTTTATGTTTACGCCATCTGCACTGTTGCCGCCTGTTGCTGGTGGACTTTGAGGTGGACTAAGAGGTTCTACTTCGTTTGTTTCAGGTGCATTTACGTCTGCTAATTGATTACGCAAACCAATTTGTTCTGCTGTTATTAAATTACGGTTAGCCACACGACTTGGTCCGCCGCCACCATTCATTTGATTTATTGGGCCAAATAAGAACTTACTCATATACTGTTATCCTGTTTTACCAAATGCAAACTTTTTGCCGTTCAATGCACTTACTCTATCCATAATAGGATCTCTGCTTAATCCTAATGTAAATCTATAATAATCATTAAAGTCATCTGGGTTAGTTTTTCTGCCACGACTTTCTGTTCGCTTGACACCAAACAAGTTACTTAATTCAAATATGATTGTGTCAGTGTGGTCACCGCCCATTTGTGGGAAACTTTCTGCAAAGTTTATATTTCTCACAACACCTTTGTATGCTGGATAAAACTTACCGCTAGATCCAATATCTCCTATGCTTGTTTCACTTAACCCTCTGGTGATAATTGCGTCACCGCCTTTTGCGTCATTTTGCAATGCAATAGCTTTTAAGTTAGGACCGCTGTCAGGTATTATACCTGACACGATAATGCTTGTAGCGACCTCTCCGGGGCTTATATCAGCCTCTAATTGCCCAACGTCTACTAAATTTCCTAGCCCTTGATATGTGTTTGCACCGTTACCACTATCGTAACTAATATCAGTTGGTAAGTCACTCATATAATAAGTTGTGCCGGCTAAACTTATATCAATTAAATATGCATGGTATAAATGTGGGCCTGTTAGTGTTGGGTAAGCCATTAAGTTATGACCTCCATTAATTGCATTTCACCACCCCACTCAACATAACGACCTGGCGTTAATGAATAAGGTGGTTGATCAATCATTTTAACTGTGAATGTTACATCGTTACCATACAGTACGTTTGCACCTAGGTTAACTTCTATCGGCGTTCTGTGTGTTTTTATTGTAACAGTAGGGCTAGTCCCTTTTGTTACTGTTTCAACTGCTTGATAAGGATATGTAGAATTAGCGGCTTGTATAAAGTCACCAGCTTCTACTATCACTGTGTCAGCGCCTCCAACAACGTTGGTTGTGTTTATGCTGATACTGCCAGTGCCGTCTCCAGGTCCAACTTGATCTGCGGCAACAATATAAGTTAAGTTTTGATCTGACGTGGATAAATTACCTTGATATTCTTGTATCCATGCACCACCAGCCACGTTGCTCAGTTTAATTTGTTCTTCAGTTATTCTACCTTGCACGTCATAGCTAGTTAACAATGATCTAGTGTTGGTGTTATCATATCTGTAACCTGGATTTAATCCTACAACAAATTTGTAGATGCTGATAGCTCTACTTTGTGTTCTTAATTTTTGTCCTCTACTCACGCTCATTGAAGTAGGAACTGCTTTGTCCATTGTTATTGATGTTGCGCCATCAAGTAATTCTTGTATAGCCATTAAAATCTCCTGCTTGAGTTAGTCTTTTGTCCTTCGACTAAACTGTGTAAGACACCAGGCTGTGAACTTAATAGTTCTACAAAACTTCTGGAATCTATTGCTTGTATATTGTATGTTACTGAAGTTTGGCCACCGCCACCTCCTGCAAAGTTTGGTGTAATAGTGCCTGATCCACTTGGTGTGAATATCTCTGGTCCGCCTTCGCCAACAATAATACTTCTGTTACCAGCAACATAGCCACCATCTTCAAATCCAAATAATCCTTTAACAAAGTCTTTGCCTTTATCAATCAGCCCGCCTAATCCACCGCCACTGCTTGATCCACCACTGCTTGATCCACCACTGCTTCGACTTCCGCCACCACTAGAACCACCACCGCCACCGGAGCCTGCTTGTTTGCCACCTAGGTCTATTCCGAATGCACCAGCAAGTGTTTCTGTTAATTTGATAAATGCCGCATCTGCTAGGAACATAACTAAACGTTTCTTCATGTTGTCAATTAAATCACCAAAACTTAATTTGCCTGTTTCTGATGCTTCTACCCAAGCGTTTCTCCAGTCAGTCGCGGCTCCCACAAACAAGTCACCTGCCAATGTTGCGGCATTGGTAGCATCATCTTTGAATGTGTTAAATGCTTCTTTGAATCCTTGTTCAAATGTTCTGCTGTTCTCATGCAATGCTCTGGTGAGCTTTTCTATCTCTTCTGTTTGTGCATCATATAAGTCATTAATTTCTTTTATCTTTGCGGCTTTTTCTTTTGTTGATAGATTTTCAAGACTGTTAATTTTTGCTAGAGCACTTGCACGTTGCTCTTCAATTCTGTTAAGTGCTTCTTTTACTTTTCTCTCTTCACCAAAGTAATCCAACAATTCTAATTGCTGTTGGGCCGCTTTCTTCTGTGCGGCTAACTGTCCTTTGGTAGCAGTAATAATTTTTTCTGATTGTTTTCTGCTTCTCTCTTGTGCTTTTGCTAACTTGTCTGCGGCTTTTTCTGCTTCTTTCATTGCCGCCGCGGCATCCCTTTCAGCATCTGCTAAATCACTAGCACTAGCGGCAGTGCCGTCACTGCTTTTCTTAAGGTCTTCTAATGCCTGTGCTTTGTCTATTGCGGCTTGTTGAGCGGCTCTTACTGACTTTTCTAATTCACTAAAGGCATCCTGTGCCGCTGTTACTCTTCCTGAGCTTTCACCAATCTTATCAAAAAAGTCTGGTATGCCACTCATACCCTCTTTTAAACTTTCTGCACTATCTTGTCCATTCTTAAAGAACTTTGCTACGGCATTATCTGCATCAATAACTCCTATAAAACTCAAGAAGTTTGTGAATGCTTCGCCTAAACTGTATATAGCATCTAGCAAATAACCCAGTGACTTAACACCCAAGTCTGCAAAGAACATTAATACTTGTCCAGCGGCTTGGAATGCTGGCCCAAATATCTGTTTCATTGTGGTGCCAATTTCTACTGCTTGGTCAATTACGAATGCAATGGCTCTACCTGCAGTAAGTAATCCTTCTACTAAATTGGTAGCGGCTGTTTTTGCAAAACTTAATATTGCTTCTTCGTTTTCGTTGAATGCTGTGCTTATAAAATCAAATGAGCCTTTGAGTGCTTCATTGAACGTTTCACCAAATGCGGCTTTGACTTTGAATGCGGCATCGCCAATCATTGACATCTTACCATCGAAACTTTGTGCTAGTTCACCAACACCTGCTGTGATTTCATCGAAGTTATCCATGAATGCTTTGGCTGTTTCTTCTGCAGTGTATGTTGCTCCTGCTTGTAAGCCAACGAATGCATTAACACCTCTTTCTCTAAACGTGTCAGCACTAGCGGCTCCACTAGTTAATGCTCTTTGTAATTGACTTGCTGATGTTTGGAAGTCTATGCCGAAACTTGCCGCGGCACCTGCCGCTAATTGAATTGCGTTATCCAGGCCACCTACTTTGTCTGCAATAAGTGTTAGTGCTGGAGAACCTGCGGCTATTTGATCTAAACTGAATGGCAATTTTGCAGCCGCTTCAGTCACAATGTCAAATGCCGCCGCACCTTCTACTGCACCACCAGTTAATGTTTTAAATTGTATGGCTAAGTTTTCTAGTGTAGCACCGGCTTGTATGCCTGAGCCAATGGCGTCTAGCGCCTTTCTCACACCAGCAACAGCAACTAGAGCTCCACCAAGCGCCGCAGTAAATTTTAATATACTGGGTCCTGCTTTGGTGAATGAACCACCTAGTTTCATGTTGTTAGAACTAGCACCAAGTTTCTTTACACTTGCCTCTGCACTATTGACACCTTTCTTAAAACTTTGGTCTTTTAGTTCTAGTATTACTTCAATTTTCTTAGCCATCAGTTATCCTACCTATTTAATTTTTTGACCAGCTTGTTTACTTGCTTGTCTATATCCTTTATGGTATCATCACTCATACCACGTGGTGCTTGTTTACTCCATCCTTCATCAAGTCTAGCGGCATATCCATATTCCGCTTTGATTGTGGTGTCTTTTGTGGTAGTGCTTTTCCTTGCGTTACCACTACGAATAGGTGTCTTTGATACAAAGAATTTACCACTTTCTTCCATCACATCTGGACCCATGCTTTCGAGTTCTTTGAGCATTGCAGTTACTTCTTTAGTGTCTACTTTAACCATATTTTTCCTTATGCTTACGCATAATATCTTCTAATTCAGTTTGGCTAACTGGTGGTATATCCGGTTTGCCTTCTTGTTTACTTTCTGCTTTTTGACGTTGATGATGTCTAAATGTCATCGCTACATCAAAAACAACCATGTCTAATGTTGTTGCATCTCTTAATATGTGTGTAGGTAGTATGCCGTATCTTTCGCTCATTGCATCTACCAACAACAGTAAATGCAACTCTCTATCTTGCTCATCGAATGCTAGGTCTGTTACTTTCCCAGTGCTTCAATGACCTTTGTGAATGCTTCCATTAATACTGTGCTTGGTAACATTTTGCCATCGCTAACAATTGGTTTACCATCTTCATTCAGTATCATTTCATTTACTGCCGAAACCATTTCATCCATGTTGTCTTCTCTGACTCTTGCCATTTGCAAGTACTTGTCAATTGGTTGTCTATCCAATATCCAAAACTCTAGGGGCTCACCGTATTTCTCTACGATAGTTTCTGCGTCTAGGGTTACTGGGATTAATTTTGGTTCTGCGGCTAAATCTGCTAATTTCATATCTATATATCCTTTAATGTGTTTTCATATCTGCTGGATCTTCTCGATCCGTTAATTCGTGGATTGCTGTTAGGCAAAATCTCACTCTGTTTGATGTTTTTTCAACATCTGCCATTGCACACTTTAGTTCACGTGATGCTTTGGCTAATTCGCTTTCAAGACTCTTCAGTATCTCTGCTTGACTCTTGGTCTTCCAAATCTGCATATGCTTCTTCCTGTATATCTTCAACTGTATTTATTTCAGGCTCTACTACCTGCCTTGGCTTTTGACCAATAAGGGCTTCAAACTCTGATTGGGTATACTTTTGACCCTCTGTGGTAAATTTGTCTTTGCTTTTGGCTGACTGTTTCCACTTGTTATATCTTTCTATTGTTTGTGCTTTCATATTTACTCCTAAAAGTGTAGTTGCCCCGAAGGGCAACTACTATTTTTTGTCAGCTTACGATACTGTGCCTTCTGTAAAGTCGCCATCTACTTCTAGAGTGACGGGTGAGATCCACACTGGTGAATCCATATTTACTGTTGGGCTAAGACCGCTTATAAAACCTGCTCCTTCAAGATACTTGCTACCTGTGTCAGTGCCGTTGAAATATGCTCTAAAGGCAACTTTGGTTTTGCTTTTGCTAACACCAAATAATCCAGTCTCGATGACTAAACCTTTTGCTGTTGCGGCGGCATTTCCAAAGAAGCTAGTCTCATCTACAACAATATTCAAACTAATTTGATTTGTTGCTGGAGTTGTGACTGCACTTTCTGCCGTGTTATCTAGAGTTTTAAATCTAAATACACCAGTACTGTTATTGATAGTGATATCTTGCATTTGAGGAGTAGTTAATACGTTAGCGGCTGTGTCTAGATCGCCTACTACGGCTAATTCTAGAACTGCTTCAGAACCTGCTGATACGTTAATTACTGTCATTGTTATCTCCTATATAATAGTAATAAAATTAAATTCAAATGTATAAGTTATGTCATCGTTTTCGATATCAGTTGATACATCTACACTATTATCAATAGTAGTAGTTATAACACTGTTAGCGGCAACAATATTGGCGACTACATTTGCTATGTCGCCAGGTTGATTTTTAGCATCCACTGTCAAATAACCATTCAGTGTGATTGTCTTTTGTTCGACGTCTTGCTTGTCGAGACATTTGATAAATTCATCTCTACTTTCTTGTTGTTCGTCAAGGTAAAAATGTTTTTTATTCTTTGAATATAAAACTTGACCTCCACTATTCCAAGGTAACTCCGAACTAACACTGATATTGCTACCAGCAACGTTAGTTGTAATTTGAGTTAGCAGTTGACTCCTCATTATCTAATGCTCACAATGTTCTTCTTGCCACGTGTTCTACGTGTCATTCTAAATGTTGTAAGTTTTTCACTGTCTTCTATACTGCCATCACCGTCTTTGTCATACCAATCAGCTACAGCAATAAGCTCTTGGAACATGTCCTCAAACTTACCGCTGTAGTATTTGATCTTTGCCACTTCAGCACTTTCTTCTATTCCGAAGTCAGCCGCTTTAGGGCATATGTATTCTTTTAAGACGTAATAGACAGCCATATCAGTGAAATCTTGCTGACGTGATAAGATTCTATCTGGATTAAGGTCAGGCAAATTGTCTGCACTTGCTCCTGTATAGCTTCTCCACCAGCTACTTGCTTTAAACTTTAACAGTATTCTAGTCATGCTCTTTTCACAAAGGCTGTCTATATACTCGTCAAGGCTAGCAAAAGCTGGACTTGCCGCATCCAAGAAGTTAATCTCGTTTGCTTCAAATACACGTTGCTCAATATCTCTTACATCAAAACTATCGCTAAATGCAATTACATTTCCTGATGCGTTTGTTACGAATGCCATAATATCTTCCTATTTAATTTCCTAGGGGTTAAGCTGTTGCTATGCCTGTTGGAACGTTATTACTTCTATAGAATCTACATCCGACTGCTTGTCCGATAAGACCTTCTAGTAATGCTCTGTTTGCTAGATCTTGTGCGACCGAACCAATTGAACCACTAGAGATTCCGCCAACACCGTTTAACTGTGATGCTAAGTGGAATTCATGTGCCGCACTAACTACTGCCGCATAAAAGCCGCTTTCGTCAGTTGGAGCATTCATGCTTCTTAGTTCTGCTACTGATTTGCTTACCATGTCAAGTGAAGCTTTTAATGAAGCATTTGCTTCACCGATAGCACTTGAGGCTATGATAGCTCTAGCTTGTTGAACACCAACAGCAATGTTTGCACCTGTGAAAGAAGGAGTTCTTACGAAACCGTTTCTTAAACTTGCAACCATTTGGTATCTGTCTGATTCAATATCTTCAAACATTTTTACTGAAGGTTGTCTCTTAACACCGTAAGCCATTGCTTCTGGTGAGAAAACGTATGATACGTCTGCAGTAGTTAAGTCGCCTGCTACTAGACCTGAATCATTTGATAAGTCAATGTCTGACATATCAGTTGGAGAGGCTGTTCCGCCTGTTCCTAGTACGTTAAATCCTTTAACGTCTGTGCTTTGTGCGATTGAACGAGAAAGTCTTGTTACAACTGCGTTTCTTACTGTGTTAAACCCACCGTCTTCTAATGCTTCAGTGTTAACGTATGTTCCTGCACCTTGCTTAGCCATGCTAAGTGTTACTGCGTCTGGACCAAAGTCTTGAGCGTTAGTTGTGATGATGTTTGAACCCTCGGATACAGCCGCTACTGGGCCAGTCCATGAGTTAGTGATTGGAATTTGTAGTGAATTACCCACTGCACCTTCGATATTGTATTGGTTCGCGATTAACTGAGAGTTAGGAAGCAATACCATATTATCATAGTGAGGGATTAAATCGGCTACTATTTCGCTGTATAGATCTGCTATACCTGTGCTTGATGTTGCCATTATATTTCTCCTGTTATTTTATAATGTATAATATTAATTATTTGTTTACCTGGTTATCCTTTGTTGAGGATCACCTAAAGTTGATTTACTGACAGCGGCTTTCAATTTGGATTCAGTAATGTCTCCAATCTGCATGCCTTTGCCTCGCAGTTTAACATAAGCGTTTCTAAGTTCTGGATCATGTTTAATCAGCTCTTGAACTGATTGCCCACTTTCTTTGTTCTTAGTTGGCTGTCTGTCTGCGTCAAAGGATTCAACTCCTTTCTTTGCAAATGGAAGTCCTAACGTCTTACCAACTACTTCTACGGCAGTCTTGTAATCCGGAGTTTCTCCATCTAAGGTAATAAAATCTTCGCCTTGCTTAATGGCAAAAGTATCACCTTCCAACTGTAGCATGTTTCTAGCATTCATCAAATCGACGACTGCTAACTTCTGATCTGCATTCCATTGACTTGGCATGTTGTCTTTGAGAGTAGTTATATGCTCTTTTAGGGCATAGTCTCTTTTAACAGTGTTCAACTCATTCCTAAGTTCTTCCACTGTTTGTTCTCTCTTAGCAACTGCATCACGCAATCCTTGAACGTTCAAACTGTTGTCAGCGATGTCAGTGTTTCTTAATTCAGAAACTACTTGCTTAACCTTGTCGAAACTTTCTACTTCTAGATCGTTTAACAATTTGGATTCAACTTCTCGTCTTGCCTTTGATGCTATAACGTTTGTTTCGTCTCTAGAGTAAACTCTATTTCCGTCAATAAACATTTTATTACCATCTTTTATTTCTACATTTGGTGCTTTAGTTGTTACCTTTTCTTCAGATTTAGTTTCTGCTTTCGCTTCTACTCCCGTCTCTGTAACGGATTGCACGTTCTCGCCTGCAATTAACGAATCTACTGGAATATCTCCGGTCATGATGTTTCTCCTTTTATATCGGTTGAGTTAACCGTAAGTTCAATTGTTTAAAGACTATTGCTAGTTGATGTGCTAGACATTAACTGTTGTAGTCGTTGGCGCAATTGATCACGCATAGTGTCTTTTAATTCTGCATCAGTATTACCTACTGCGGCATTGTATTGTTCATGTGTAGCAAACGGCATGTAGATAGTTTCACCATCTTCATCTGTGTGAGTGTGGAATCCAGTTCCACCTAGTTCACGTGCTCTTGCTACTGCTTGTTGTTCTGAGGGGTATTCTTCTGCTTTTGTATCTTCAAATACTCCATTAAATCTTTCATACACAGTTAACATCTTGTCTACTTCAGCAATCTCATGCTCTACGGCACGTTTGTTAAATTGTCTGTTGTAGCTGATGCTGAAATCTTGGGGCATGGTCTGATTGGTCCAGTCCATCCATATCTGCCACAAGTTGTATTCAGCATTTTCCAAGTTAGTAGCCTTTTTACGAATCATTGCTTCTAGTTTAGCATCGTACTGTTCAACTTGAACACCACTGCTTGACCTTTTGACTAGGTCTTCTGATCTAATCATTGCAAGTTCATTCATCTTTTCTATTTTTTGGTCTACTAATGCTCTAATCTCTGTTAGTGCTGTTAATGGTGGCGCTTCAAATGTATAAACATAATTAGGCTGTCCATTTAAATTGTTTTCAACTCTGATAATTCCGCCTGGCTCAGCTGATATTTGACCACCGTTTAAATCATCAGTGTTTGAATCAATAACCAGTGTAGGATGGGCTGAGTATGTGATAGTGCTGTATATTTCAGCCATGTCACCATACACGCTACGTTGTATTTGTGCTAAGTCAAATGTGCTTGTTGAGCCTACGCCATTGTATATCTTTTGATTTTGGTATATTGGGTTACAAGGAATATATCCTAATGGATTTTCTTGTGTGACCACAAATATGCCTTCAATTTGTTCTAGGCTGTCTATATCTATATTTGGAATGTAACTTTCATCTTCTTCATCGTTACTCATGAACACTGTTCTAATAACATCCTTGTCCATATAACGATAAACAGTTTCTGTTTCGTTTGAATTTAATTCAATAAGTATTTTGTTTAATGTTAAATTACCATCTCTGTCGTATCCGTATTCCCAATTCTTAACGTCAATTGGTGAATGCACTTGCCATGTTGGAATAGGATTGTCGCCAAACTTCATGCAACTTACCCATGCAATACCATACACTGTGGTTAAGATATCCACTTGGCTCATAAATTCATTAATGGAATCGCCTTCTGAATTTACGTTGTTTACGAATTGGTTTACTTCTGGTGTGTTAGGTAAAACTCTCTGAGGTGGAGTTCTAAATAACAAACTGTTGTATTCGCTAACATACAGTTTGAGATAATTTAAGTTTGGAGTGTTGTGTAACTTTTCTGAGTAGAAACTACCATCAGATAAGTTATCATTGTCGTTTGCATTGCGACTGTTGTATGCATTAGACACTTGAGCTTTCATTTTGCTAACTGTATTACCATCTGCATCAAGCTGATAGGTATTAATAGTTTCGCTAGGGGTATTGGTGTCTACTTCATACGCTTTGAGGTATTGCCCATTTCTGTATTCGGGGCCTCCATAATAACTGCGGATAACTAAAGTCCAATCAGTTAGGTAGCGGTCGTATAAGTCGTGGACGCCAGTGATAAATTCTGAAAAAGTGGTCACTAGTTCTCCATTTGTTTTGTAATATATATTATGCAAGTATTTATCCTCTTCCAGGAATAAAGCCCATAATAACTGTATATTAGTAAATATTAGTGCAAAAAGACACGCATAGTATTTTTGTTGCCTGAGCATTCCAGGATGCTTGGGCTTTTTTGTGGATGGTCGATAAGTAAATGTGTTAAATGAATTAGGCGCAGGGCTTGTCCTACCGTAACTTTAGCAAAACTTTAATCACTTTGCTTATAAGGGTTGCGGGGAGAGTAACCAAACTCTCATATTGTCTACACCAATTCAAAAACAAACTAAAAGAACTGCATTGTGACCATTCACATTGTAGTTTTTTTTTGGAAAAAGGTTGACTTTGATCCAAAAAGACGTATACTATAAACAGTGGCATAACATTTATACCACATTAACCCGCAAGGTAACATAGGAACACTTGCAAACATAACCATAGGAGGTTATATGATTAATAATACATTAAAGACCTACATTCCTGTAGGCAATTCAAAACGCAAATTAACAGAAAACATTATCGAAGATTTCTTTGATGACTTTGATAGCCATGTTTACTTACGTGGGCAACCTGGTGTGGGTAAAACACACATTGTAACATCGGTAGCAGGCTCAAAGAATGTTGTGTTAATGCAAATAGACGGCAACATCACAAAGTGGGCATTTACAAAATTGTTAAGTGTTTATCTTTACAATGCTGGATGGCCCAGCAGTAATCATAAAGCATCACAAAAGACAATTAACCAATTGCCACGTGTAGTAGTGTTTATGGATGATTGCCCTAATGCACTAGATGGTGACTTTATTGACACAATGAAAATAGCATTAGACACTGATGAAAAAGACTTTTGGCCATATAATGTTTCACTAGGTGGCCAATATAAACAAGCAGAAGTGTTTGAACGTGAAGCAATGGATCATTTTAGAATAGATGGTGAAGTTGGCTTACACATTCCTTTTTATGATAAAGTCAAGTTTATTTTCACAATGAACCATGCATTAGTAAGTGAGAAAGAAGCAGAAGCATACAAAAACAATAACCCAAAAGCAAGTATGAAAGTTATTGCTAACATGCAACACAAAGCCGCACTAGACAGCAGAGTTGACTATCATGACTTACACATGACCAAAGAAGAGTATTGGGGCTGGATAGCAGACTTGTTGCTCAATGAAAAGATCCTTAAGGGTGCTACTAAGAGTGACTGCGAAGAGATGCTACAATTCTTATATGACAATTGGAGCACACTAAGAGATAAAAGTGTGAGAATGGTCAAAAACAAATTATGGAAAAACATGCAAAAAGCAAAATTCCGTAAAGGCTTTGACTATAAAGCACGTTGGTATGCATTGTGTGAAAGGGATATCTAATGAACAGCAAAGATATTGAAAACAAAATAAAGGGTCTGTATGAAAATATAGACCCCAATTGGCAAACAAAAAGTGATAAAATTTTGTTAGCCAATGAACTGCAACAAATAAATTGGCAAAACAAATCTGATGAAGAAATCGAGGAACATAGACGTATTTCTATAGAAAACAGTAGAAAGTTTTGGGGATCTGCTACTGATGAATTTAAAAAAGAAAATGGCAAAAAGATTAAAGAGGCACGTTGGGATAGTTTAACACCTGCAGAAAGAAAAAAGCAAAAAGATAGATTTAAAGCAATGGCTAAAGATCCTCTAATTAAAAAACAGCAACGTGAAACAAAAATTGCTAACGGATTTCAATTGGATCCAAAAATAAAATTAGAGATTTATAAAAAATGTTTAATTCCCTTAAGGCATGATAGAACATATCCTCTTTATAAGGAGTTAGCAACTGCATATGAGCAACCTATTAAAACAATAGAACATATTGCAAACAATTTTACTGATATACCAGGTATTACTGATGTTGTGCATAAAAAGAATATGGCAAAAGTAAAAAAACAATGGGATAAAATATGTGCTAAAAAACAAGCAGTACTTGATAAGGCACAACAAGAACGTTATGAGGCACGTTGGTGGTTTACATGGGAAATTATTAGCCCGGGTAAAGAAGCATGTGAATTATTAGATTATTATAATAGTTTAAGAACTGCAAATCAAAAAATGCCAGTGCCCCCATCTGTTGTATACTATGTAAGAGAGCAAGACATGACTGCTAAAGAAATAAAAGAATATTGTAAAGAAAATAATATATATGAAAGCAACGATATAACATACTGGCATAAACTTAAAAAACATCCTTACAATTGGTATTCATTGAACAAGTCTGTTACACATAAGTTTGAAACTACAGCAGAAGCAATACAGTTTTTAAATAAAATATTTGACCATGAATTTAATCATGAGAGACTACATGGAATGGCAGAACGTGGTTTTCAAACACATAGTAAGTGTAAAGGTTGGATAATTAGAAAAGTAAAAAAGGAAAAAAATTAATTACCAAAAAAGGTTGACATCTCCTTCTAAGATGTTATAATTAGTGATGTAACAAAGGAAACATTAATTTTTAATATAATGGAGAATTCCTGTATTAGAATACAATGTTTATTGTTTCCTTGCTGGACCCGGGTGGGAAAGGTGTGTTACACTCTACAGTGAGTGTTTAGGGTTAAACTTAAACAATTTGTGTGTGTAGTCTACACCCTAAACACCCACAATTAAATAACAAACACTTTGGTTATGCTGAAGCGATTGGAATTTTAAATCCTTAAGAAGGGAGTAACTGTGCGTTACTCCTTTTTTTTATGCTATTGTGATATCTTTTGTTATTGGATTATCAGTGAATGTGGTTGTCTCATGGTCTGTGCCTGAGTGTTTTGAATCTATACCACTTACCAGTCTGGTTTGCTGATGTAACTGTTTAATTTTATTGAATGTGCTTACGGTCTTTCCGTATGCTACACCTTTACCTTTTCTAGCAACGTTCTTAGCCGCTTTCTTTTTGGCTCTGTTAATTGCGCCTTTCTTTTTATTCTTCATTGGTTATTTCCTCATATTTGTATGCACCATAATGCTCTGCTTCATACTTTGCATAAAGATCTAAACTTTTTTCAGTGGGCATGGTGCGTGTTTTGTCTACTGTTCTAGTTGTAAGTTCACTGATTGGTTTGTGCCAGTCTAGGCTACTCATTTCCCGCCAATGAAACCTAAACGTCTTTGTTTTCATTTTCATCTCCTTCTACACTTTCTTGCGCCACTTTTGCTACTGATTCGACAGTTTCTTGCACTTGTTTTTGTTTTTGATCTGCATTGCCAAATATCTTATCCCAATTGTGAGCATACTGCTTTTGGTCATTGCTTTTGCGTGGGGCTGATCCTTTGCCGCCATGCCATTGTTTACTCATCTGTGTATTTTCCATTTATTTTTGTTCTGAACTTTGGCTTAGGCTTTGATTCATCCTTCTTGCCTTTGCTCCAGTCTATCTTGTCAAAGTTTGCTTTGTATTCTTCACTGTTATCATAACTGCTTATACCACTGCCTGCTTTAAATCCTTCAGCGGCATCTCTTGCACCTCTAAGTACTGGATTGGAAGCAATAAGTTTTTCGTTCCGCTTCCATTGGTCACTACCTTTCTTTGGTATGCTCATCTTGTTTGTCTCCCTGAATATCTCATTGATTTGCCTTTGTCCTCACGTCTTATATCCTTGCGTATAACAAAGTTGTTGAATACGAGGTAACCTAACGAGTCTAAAAGATGGTCATATCCATCAGTCTTATTAGGCTGGCGTGTGCCTTCTTTATAGGTATGCTTTATTAAACATTCTCGTAAACGTTTGCAACTTGGGTCTATTAGCAGTTTGCGTTCACCCAAGTTGTTGCATAACAAACTGTTTACACTGTTAATCCTGTCTACTACTGGAGGATTAGTATTGCCTACTCTCACTTTGAATCCAGCATTTTGTAATATAATATGGTCAGTTACTCCAGCGGCACTTGTCTTTTGTGCTTGTCCACTTGCATCTGGAAAAGCATTTATTAATCTGTGTGGGTAACGTGTTTTAATCTCTTGCACTAGTTCATTTGTATTGGAGGAATAAATTTCTAGTTCATCTATTATGTGTAACACACCATTCTTATTAATGTAACCTATCACAGCACTCATTGGGTTAATGTTCATATCGATTCCTACATATATAGGATCTCTAGCAGTCAGTTTGTTTTTGTTGAATGGTTGCACGTTGTCTTCAGTAAAACTATAGTATATAACACCAGCATAGTCCACAAACGTTGCCAGGTATTCTTGTTGGAACTGTCGCTCATCCATATCTCTTTTTGCGGCTTCTATCTCTTCAGCATCTACTTGGCCGCCTTCAATTGTGGTAAACTGATGGGCACTCCAATCTTTAGTTGCTCCGGCTTGCACATACAAGTCATAAAACCAATTACGCCCTTTGGGTGAACCAATAAACATACAGTGACCTTTCATATCACTCAGTGTTGGACGCAAACATGTAAAAAATGTGTCAGGATCCATGTCTGCACACTCGTCTAACACGATAAAATTGTATTTCCCACCTCTTAGTGCATCTTTGTTGTCACTGCTACGTATGGTTATCTTAGACCCGTTTACGAGCAGGATTGATAAGTCTGATTCGTTAACTTTCTTGATCCAATTAACAGCATACAACAATGTCTTTAAATCATCCCAGATAACGGTTCGTGCTTGTCGATACGTTGGTGCTACATACAAACACTTTTGGTTAGGCTTACGGGCAAACTTGGCTAATTCATTAATACTTAAATATGATTTACCCAGACGTCTACCGCCTACTACAACTCTAAAGCGATTTGGATCATTGCTAACTGTTTGTTGTGGCTTGCTTAGTTTCAAACATGTCTCCATGTCTTGCGTATAATGATGTCTCTGATACAGCCAGGACTAACACCATACTTTTCACCAATTGGACCTAATCCATGTGCTTTACTTCTAGGTGTATAACGTGCTCTAATGGCGGCAACATCAGCTTCTTGTAGTTTACTTGCTCTGTTCTTTGATCCAACACTTAATGTGCCACGTTCTCTAGCTACTTCTAACAGTTCACGTTGAGTAGCAGTATACAAGTGCTTGGGGTTGCAACATGTTTTACTTCTGCAAGTAGTTGCAATTCGAAGTCCACGTGGTATAGGACCTATACTGTATGTGTATGCAAAACGTTGTGCTCTGTGTAATCCACCAGCGGCACTAAACAGTGCATAGCCTTGACTGGTAGTGCATAAGTTCCAATCCCAACATTCTTCATCGCCATGTTTGGTCACACTGCGCCAAAATCTATCTACATCTTTCTGTTTTATTTCTTTTTTCATAATTATTCCTCGTCCCATGGGTGCGGCTTTATTGCTCCACCCTTTGGCATGTAATCCCAATAGTCTTCTCTCAACACTTTCTCATATTTCAAGTAAAAGAACATTTTCTCTTCTTCAGTATCAAAGCCTTTTTCCCAGGCTATAATAATGTCTCTAACATCATTCATGTCTTGGCATATACTCATCTGCCTAAATGCCGCCATATTTTGTTGCGGTGTATTGCTTCTACTGTGCTAACACTAATACTGTGTTGCTCTGCTAATCTCTTTTGTGTTATAATGTGGTGATTGTCAATTATGTATTGTGCTTGACTTTGAGTCAATTTGCTGTTACCATTCTGTTCACCTAGACGCGGTTCTCCTGTGCGGTGTCTACCTTTGGCAACACAATCCAATGCATTGTCTTGCACCGTGCCTAGAAATAAATGTGCTGTGTTCACACATTGTCTGTAACTAACATCATCCTTATCATAGTTTTGGTCACAATCATGTAACACACAATATTCATTTACTTCTGCTTCTGTAAACTTGCCACTCACTAATGCACTGAATCTGTGAGCACTTATATAACGTATTCTCATCTCACCAGTATGATCTTCATACCTATACCACCAATTGATGTAGCCATTGTTTTGAGTATTGCCCATTAAGAAATGACAACCATTGGGTTGCACTTGGATTCTGTCAGCAAACTTTTGGATATAATGATTACTTATATTTGTAATGCTGTGTGGCTCACCGGGGATGCCTGGCTTCTTGCAGTGCTTCATTGGTCTAGTTTGGTTGGTAAAGGTTTATTGATTTCACTGCCATATCCTATGCAGAATAGCAGTACTGTTAGTGGCAAGAACCATAAGTTCAATAGGCCTAGCATGTGACCCCATATCATGCTAACAGCACTCAAGCTGATAACATTTAGTGGTCCTGTTATGGTGCCAGTTTTAACAGTTTGTGTTATTGTATTACTAAACTTCATATCTTTTTTCCTTTATATCTATAAAAACGGGTGCCTCCATCCTCAATATCTTATAGGTCTTACTCTACTGCCTATCCTCAGCGATACCTAGGAGGTCTTACCCCTCAGAACTTTAATCATCATCGTCTCCATCTACCCAAGGTAGTGTTACGTTATTATCTGTGTTATTTGGTGCGTCATTCCATCCAAGAATATTTTTTGACGTCCAAATTTGCATAGTAGGATTCATCTTTTCTATTGCGTTAGTAAGCATGGCTTCCATCAAACGGTGTTTTGTTTTCTGTCTACCTTGTTCTACCACAAAACGGAAATTGTCTCTAAATGTAGTTTCTTTACAACCAAAGAAGTCTGCCATATCCTTATAACTGAGGTTAAGGTGTGCTAACTTCTTTACTGTGTCTAATTCAATAACACGTTTGCTATCGCCTCTGCCAATAACTATACCACGTATGGTCTTTTCAGCAGTTCGCCATTTGGGCTTTGCATCATATTCTGGTAAACTACCATCTTCATAATGCAGATATACTTCCTTAACTGTTTTTTGTTCATTTTCCGCGGAAGTGTTAACATCTGAACTGGGTGCATCTGTCTCTACGCTATCCGCAGTTACTTCTAGACTGTCAAAGTCTATTGGTGAGGTTGGGTTTTGTAAAGGTTTGCGGCTGTTTTCAGTCATCAGTGTTAAATCCTGTAAGTCACTATAAGTATTACCTTATACTGTAATTGCATTGTTATTTATCAAGTTTCTGGCTAGAGTCTTGCTTTATACTGGAGTTCTAGAGCTTCTGAACGCTTTAAACGTGTTTTGCTGTGCAAATTGTATGTGGTATGCTCACTGCTCAGCATTGGATGCCATTTGTTCAACATGTAAGTGTGAGTGTTCAAGTATTTGTCTGTGCTGTTGTATATGTGAGTTAAGAACTCTTGGTCTATAGGGATAACTACTCCCTCAGTGCGCCATTTGTGTGCAATACGTCTGATATCATAAGTGAGATGACTAGGAGTCTTTTTGCTCAGTGCAATGTTATCTCTGCCATTCTTTATTTTATCAACTGCATGTGTTACCAGTGTGTTTGTGGGTATACTCATACAGCATATTTATAAGGTATCTGTTAATTTTGTTTGTTAGACTGATTTTGATTGCTTGAGTAACTATCTACTACTGCTTGAAGTAACATTAACCGTTCAAGTTCTTTTCTCAAATAGTATAATTCAGCATCCAGTTTGGTTCGGTGTATAACTGGTTTTGATTGTTTAAATTTCATTCATCTCTATCCTTAATAAATGGGGTAAGTCCTTTTTACTTACCCATTGTATCCATTTATCAGTATCTTTACACTTCAGCGCCGGTTGTCCATGTGCATTAGTGTGAGCATAGTCCACATACACTTGTGCATTGTCATGTTTTGTGTTTTTAGTAATCATAGTGCATCCATCCCATCAAGTTCATCATCATTGTAGTGACCTTCTTCCCAATCTTCTTGATATACACCTTTAGCAAAGTAGTGTAGTCCACTTTTATCTTGGTCTGTGGGTTCAGCACATAACTTTAGTGGTATCCAATACTCTTTGTTATAGATGTATAGTACTGCATACAGTGTGTTGTCTTTGAATACAGTTCCTCCAAGCATACCAGGAGCAATAGTTCTACTTAATGTTTTAGTGTATGTAGTTCTTTGCACAAACTTACCAAAGGCGGCATCATCTTTAAGTTCTGTGTATAAGTCTTTGCTTTTTTGCCATGCACTCCAACTTTTTGTTTTAGCTGGTATGTTTTGATACACACCATGTTTGTGTTTGTATGGCGCTAAACTGCAAATATACTTACTGGGCTTATCACCTGGTTCTGGTATAATGTCTATGTTTAGTTTGTTACGTTTGCCTGGCTTTGAACTAACACTACAACTGAGAAAGAATATTTTATCAGCGGCTCGGATTTTCTGGCGCACAGCCTTATATATGAGATCCAATTGAGGAACTTCTGAGGGACTAGCACCTCTGGTGCCTCTCAAAGGAGTCCTATCAGGACTATCATTTGGTGTAGATTCATCTCCACAAATGTATATTAGTTCTTTATTATTAGTTCTTTTATTATTAGTTCTTTTATTATTGCTAGTAATATAGTTTTGTGGAGCATCGCCTTTTAAAAAAGTATTTTTCATTATACAATCTCCAGTTCTTGCTTGATAAAGTTATACAAGTCTTCTATAGGACCAGTACTGTATACATTAAATTTAGCATCGCCATTAATTAAGTCTTTTGCACCTGTGCTTGTTCTACCTGGTGCCTTCTTTCTAAAGTGTCCACGTAACATGTAACACAACTTAGGATCGTATTCATCAAAGAATGTTGCCCATCTAGAATAGTTATCCAATGTGTCACTGATGTATGTGCGGTAATATTTAAAATTGTCGTTTGAGTCTGTCAAGTCTACTTGTATGTATTCACTGCCAGGTATACTTTGACTAGTGCGGGTAGGATGCACCTTAACTACTATTAGTTCGTCTATAAAATTCATATTATTCTCCAGTTATATGATTGAGCTAATAGTATTTATACAACTATGCGTAAGAAAGGGTAGAAACTGGATAAAATACCAAAAAAAAGCACAATCACTGGAGTAATTGTGCTTTTCAAATTCCTTAAGGGAATAAGTTGTGTTAGACAGTATAGTTCTTAGGAGCTCAATCCGAGGAACTGAACATAAAAGCAGGAAGCCGTTATGTCTGTTATGGCTAACATGTGGAATAAATCAATGGCAATCGATTTAACATGTCTAACACACATATATTTATGCAAATTTGTTGTTTTTGGTTGTTTTTGTGGTTAAAGGATTCCACTAAGTAATGTTATTAATACTGTGAACAATGTGCTAACTGTGCCAACCATAATAAGCCATATTCTGCTGTCTAGTCTATCTAAACGTTCAGTAAAGAATGTTCTATTCTCTTTTATTTGGTTTTGTAGGTCATCCACTTTCTTCTCCAGAGCGCCATGCTCCTTGGTATTTTCTTTTGTGAGCTGTATAAGTTCTGCTTGAACTGTGTGTGCTGTGGGTTTAGGCATTATAAGACCTTAAAGCCATTGGCAATCTTTTCATTCAGTTCATCTAATTGTGCTAAAAGTTCTGCATCCATTTCAGCTCTTGCTTGTTCTTCAGTCATCATCGAATCCTATTTTTTTTCTTAAATCAGTTAATGTTTGTTTGTCCTGACAGATTACACA